ACCAATCCATCAACGGCCGAAGGTCGAGCGGATACCTCCTCGGAGTCTTTACGAACTACGCAACGCCAGCGATTGCGCAAGCGGGATTGCCGAGCGGTTCGATTCTCTATCTCCTCGGCCGCGACAATCAAGACGGCAAGTTGGAATACCTTTCGGTTTCATCGCCAGCGCAAACGGGAGGAGGAACCGTCGCGCTAATTCAAAGCGCGACCCCAATCACGGCAAACCTTCGTTGGAAATATTCCGTGATCGAAGCGGAGTACTTCACGACGCAAAACATTTTCACTTCCGTAGTTGGTGCAACATCGTTCTTCGCATGGAATGGCGCGGAGAATGTTGGAGACACTTCAACCGGCTACGGCGTTGGATTTATTCCGCAATCCAATCCGTCTCTTGTTCTCACAAGGCAACCGATACGCTCTGGCATTGCGGTCGAGATCATCCGAGACAAGAACGGACTTGCCATGTTCACAGTTCCAAACGGATACAAGGTAGTTTGCTAAATGAGCGCACTCCCAAGCGACTTCAACTCCATCAACCGATTCGATCGATCGGCGCGCAAACTTGCATCAAGGGAGACGGAGACGACCAACTCCACACTCTACGAATGTCCGCAAGGCCGATCGGCATCGATCGAATCGATTTGGATTGCAAACACGACCGCCATCTCGGGCGACTTCCATCTCTACCATGTGACTCCGCGCGAGACGGCTGGCGATGACAACGCGCTCATGCACCATATTGCCATCGATGGTCGATCCATGCTCTTGATCGAGGCGCGGATCTACATGACAAGCGGAGACAAGTTGATCTTTAACTCCGACCGCGCGACATGCGCGACCGTCTACGGCGTGGAAGCATGACAACGGAGGCGATGCTTAGTTGTTGCTGCGCTTGCTTGCAATGTCCTTGCCATGAGATCTATGGCGGAAGGACTTCATTTGTTGCGGAGTGGCTTGGATCGGTAACGATCTCTCCTCCTTCGTGCGCTTGCATCATTCCCTATAGTGATGCTGGCGGAGGAAGTGGCTTGCTTTCAACACACACAATCAACGGACATCAAAGCAAGTTCAAATGGGCAAATCCATTCGATCCTATCAATTGCAATCTTCTTCCTAACATATTTGAAGGCAATCTAATTAGATCGGAATACCCAACGATTGGATATTATTTCAAGAAAACTTGCGAGTTGACTGTAACCAGTTCTGGCACAAGGCTTGCGGTTGTCATTTCCATACAACCTCCAACCATTAATTGCGTGACTGGCGTAAGAACTCCTTGGAGAGCAAGAGCAAACATTCTAGGTATTGAAGTAATTTCCTACGAAGCACCGACGTTTTCTTGTGAGCCTCCCGGCATTATGAAAAGACTTCCAGCCGTTTCGACATGGGTTTCAGGAGATTGCCAACTATTTGCTGCGGCCTATCCCGCCGTTGCCACATGGGCGGCCGGAGGTTTTTCAATCACATGATCCGATGCGTCTACATGCCGAAAGGCGTTTGCACCAATCGGCTTGCGCTTCCACTCTACGGCGCGCGTCCTTCGGCTGGCATCTGCGCCCAATGCGAACACCGCAACGGCTTGCGCGGAGCCGGCGATGCCATCAAATGGCTTCTATCGTTCACGCCGTTGCGCTCGGTCAAGTGCGGAGGATGCACGGCTCGCCAGTCGTTCTTAAACAAGGCAATGCCGTCGAGCGGATGCGGATGCAAGGGCGCGCCGAAAGCCGCCGATGAACAAACTACGGAGTAAATCATGGCACTTGTTTACGATGGCACGGACGGAATCTTCACTCGGCTCGGCGCGCTCATCTACATGATGGACGCGGTTCGCGCGCATCAAACAAACATCAAGACGCTTTTCGCCAATGTGCAAGGCGAGTACTCCGCAAACGATCGCTACATGATCGACCAACTAAGCGGCTCGCTCGAAGCGCGCATCGCTGAAGCCGGCGGCATTCTCTCCGATGTTCGCGCGGCCGCAGAGAAGACGCTTGTCGAAATGTCCTTTGCCGTCGCGTCAACAAGCACGACCAACGCCATGCGCGCGAAGCAAGTTCAAGACGCGCTTGTGTGGCTCATCCGACAAATGGACGCGGATTCCGAGACGATCGACGGGACGACCATCACGAAGAGCGCGCTATCGGTTGGCGGATCGAACACGGGCAACGGAACCTTTGCGTATGCGTTCTACGCTCCAAACATCATGCTTGGATCGACGGACGATTGGCCGAACATTCGAACCGAAATGCTCGAAGCGCGATGCACCAACGACGCGCAGAATGGCGCGCTCGCATCGGGCGCGGAAGTCTTCGAGATCCGAGGACAACCGGCATACGATGGACTCGATTACAGATTCCCGGCTGGCTCGGGAACCATGATGCGAATCAGTTCATGCTCATCTTCGATCGACGCTGGAATCCGAGGCCAGAACATCGGAACCAATTGCGATCTTGAGGACTGGACAAGCAATGTTCCCGATCGCTTTGCAGTCGTGAGCGGAACGGCCGGCACGGACTTTCTCAAGGAAACGACCACAGTCAATCGCGGAAGCGCGGCGTTGAAGTGCGCGGCAACATCGACCGTATTCAAATTGCGCCAGCCGTTCGGCTCGGCCTCTGGATCGGTTGGCGTACTGACTCCAGACAAGCCGTACCTCTTGTCATTCAGCGCGCGCAAGGATGCGACAGCAACGGGACAGATTCGCGTCTCGCTTCAAGACTCGGCGGGAACGATCCTCGATGGCGGAAACTTTTCCGTAAGCCAATCGGTTGCCGCGCTCACAACTTCGTTTCAAATATTCTCGCTCGCATGGCGTACTCCGCGCGTGTTGCCATCGACCGTCTACCTCACCATCGAGACGACGACAGGCGTTGCGGTTGCGGCCGCATATATCGACGATGTAACGATTTCGGAGATGATCCCGATCGCTCCCGGCGGAGCGTCGATTGCGATCGTTGCCGGCGGAACCAACTGGCTCGCGGATGACTCCGCGCGCTACTCGTTTACCAACAACGGAGAAGGGGCGTTCGCTACCGCGTTCGACCGGCTCTTCGACATGTACGGAAAGGGACTGTCCCTTCCGGCGAATTACGCCGGCGCGGAAACTATTCTGGATTCGTTGATCGCTTGATGAGTTCGGCCGCGATCATCGATCGCGCTTGCGTGACGAGTACGCGCAAGGCTTCATCCTCCGCCATGTCGAGCGCGATCGTGTAGAGATCGAGCGTGTGCCATTCGATCGAGACAATGTCAACCGTTGCCGTTGCATCTCGGCCGCTCATGCCGGCTCGGATCTCGACCGATTGGATCTCAACGAGACACCGGCGCAGATGCGATTGCACTCGCGCCGACTTTAATTTGGGCGGACATTCCCATTTTTCACGCACAATCCGACTCCGATCCGATAGAGTAGGTTCAGCGGCACGAAGCCGCAGAAACGGAGACGGCATGTATTCTATATGTGGAGCGGTAGCCCTAGGGCTTTTCTCGGCATTGATGGCGTTCGCAAATATCATCATTGGGAGGCGCGACCATGAGTGATCTAGTCCGCGCGGGAACGGCCGCGCTTGAGGCGTACATCGCGGCTGGCGACATCGGCCGGCTCAATCCCGACCAACGCATTGCGCTCTATCGGAGCGTATGCCAGTCGCTCGGCTTGAACGAACTCACGCAACCGTTCCAGTACCTCAATTTGAGCGGGAAGACCGTTCTCTATGCGACCAAGTCTTGCACCGAGCAACTGCGGCAAATCCACGGCGTGAGCGTCATTGAGATGCGCCAAGAGCGCGTCGATGATTGCTTGATCGTCACGGTTTCGGTGCGCGATCGGACAGGCCGCGAGGACATCGCGACCGGCGCGGTTTCGCTAGCGGGACTAAAGGGCGAGGCACTTTCCAACGCCTTTATGAAGGCGGAGACAAAGGCCAAGAGACGGGCAACGCTGTCCGTCTGCGGCCTCGCCGTCCTCGATGAATCCGAGACGGACTCGATTGCGGGAGCGTCTCGCGTCATGGTGGAGGAGGCGCACAAGCCTGAGCCGAAGCCAAAGCCGGTTGGCAAGTTTTCCGCGCTGGCGGCTTCCGCAGTTGTCAAGCAATCCTTGACAACTCCCGTAGCCGAGCGGATCGAGATCGAGCCGAGCGCGCAAATCTCGATTGTTCAAACGGCAAACGGCGGCAGGGTTTGGCGAATCGACCAAGACGGGACACCGGCGATCGCGGTTCGAGACGGGAAACTTGCGACCATGATCGAGGCAAACATGGCGTTCTCGGTTGTCTCGGTTTGCGCCATCGAGCGGACGGCAAGCGGAACGATGGTGGCTGTCGCCCTGATTGAGGAGCCGAGCCATGCATGATCGCTACTGGTTGCCCGGCTCGGTTTCGGTGCGCGCTCAACTTGGGATCCGCGCCGAGGATCCAAACATATTCCGCACATATACACTCGCGGAAGCGATCAAGTGCGCCAAGGTTCTCTCGGCCGATCGGAGTATTTCCCTCTTCGTCCGCGCACTCTTGCCGGTCGGCTTATGCCTCGATCTACGGCCAGGGCATATCTCGGCAACCATCGCTAGCATTGCGCAAGCGTGTGGCATGGGAGCGCGAACGGTGCGCCAGCATCGCGCCATGTGGGAATGCGTGGACAGCGCGATCCGATTCGATGCGGTTCAACGCTCTTGCGGTTTGATCCTGACTTGGCGCGGAAGCACGGCCGCGCCTTTGTTCTGAAGTGATCGCTCGATCACGGCCGGCCGCGTTCTACTGGCGCGGCCGGCTTTCTTTTTCCAGTTTATTCCAACGACCTATTGACAGCGATCCTATTTCCCCCTTAAGAATCCCCCATACGGAGCCGGTAAGGGAGTCAAAGAGATATCTAAATCTCTTTCTCCTCTTCTGGTCAAGCCCACTAGCACGACAGCACTTCGCACGACGCGGAGATAGAGGAGACACAATGACGATCATCGAAATCGGAATGTTCAGCGGCCGAGTGCGGACGCTCTTTCGCGGCGAAATGGACGAGCCGATCTACGCGATGGCGTTGCGCAAGATCGCGCAAAGTTCCTACGCCAACGCAACGCGCGCGCTTGAGGAATACGCGATTGAGTTCGGCGGAGCCAAGGGAAGGTTTTTCCCCGGCAAGTTCTTCGAGTACCTCGAAAAATCGAGCCAGCCATACGCGCGCCATGTGTGGTCGATCGACATCGATGCCGAGCGCGCGGCCGTCGATGCTGACTGGCATCGGATCCTCGCCGAGGTTGAAGCGATGCCAATCGCGGACATGAGGCGAGCGCAAGACTACCTCACCGACGCATGCGGCTGGCATGGCGCAAGCCGATGGCGTGAGGACAAGGTGAAGGCGTGGATCCTCGCCGTTCGCGACATCGGCGGAGGCCATCGAGTCAATTGGCAAGGGCAATCGATGTCGGCCGAGAGTTTCTATCGGACTATCAGCGCGCGGCCGTCGGAAATGCCGCTAGAGGCATCGATGGCTCGACGGCCTTCCGAGCCTACCGCTACGGCGGAATGGCTGACAAGCGATCCTAGAGCCGTTTCCGCTGCAACCGAGCGGCATGAGCCGCGCGTAGCCGATGGCGATGATCTAGGGTTCTGACCAGATAAATAGAATTACTAGGAAATATAGGAAATTGCTAGGCAATCCCTTCCAATCTGTCCGATGGAGGGTAGAGTACCTACATCACCGAGGCACGAAGCCTCAGAAACGAGACGACCATGAGCCTTTCCCTTCAAATCATCGAAATCACTTCAGCCGCTTGCATCGCCTTCTCTGGCGGAACTTTCAAGGCTCACCGATGCTTGGTCAAGGACGGCAACATCGTTCTTGTTTGGAACGACTCAACCAACAACTTCACGACCGCGCATCGCATGCCGGCCAGCATTCAACGCACAATGATCATCAACGCGGCATGAAGCCGCAGAAACGAGACGAACATGAGCATGCAATCACTACGAACGACCAACGACGCGCAAGAGTTTGAGACACGCCTCCGCGCGTTGGCTGAATCCTCCACTAAATTGGATGCGACCGACCTCGCCGAGATCTCCGCGCTGCGCAACCGCATCGACGAGATCGACAACATCGTCCAAGCCATGCGCAATCCAGCGCGCTGGACTCGGCTGACCGCTAGCGAAGCCGAGATCGCCATTACCGCAACCGAAAAGTTCGCCGAACTGAACGGCCATCGCTGGGACTGCGCAACCGAAAACGACGGCTCGATTGACGCTTGGGGCTGGAATCCCGGCGACGACTCGGAGTCTGAGATGATTTGGCGCGTCCTCATCCGCATCACGGAGGCCGAATGAACCTCAATCAATGCCTCGCATGGATCTCGGAAGCCAAGACTCCGCAAGCCGCTTCAGGCCGGTACGGATCATGCATCCAACGCATCCGCACCGCACTACCGCGCGATCCCGTCGTTCCCTTCGCGCTCAAACTTCAACTCTCCGAAACGCTCGGCGCAATCCGACGGCGCAAGATCAAGACCATGAAAGATCTCCGATCATGATTCCTCGGAAACCGTATCTCTCCTCTGGCGTTATGGCTGGCTTGATCTCTATCTCTGAAAGCATCGAGCCGCGCGATGAGCATGAAGCGCAAGCCGTTCTATGGATCCACCGGCAACGGCTTCACCGATCGCTATCATTGGACGCGCCGAAACCGCATGACGCGGACTCTCGTCTCCTCGGTGTTCCGCGCGCGCAGCGCACAACGCGCGCGCGCGGAACGGAGGAGACAATATGAACACCAATCGCGGAACCGTAGTGCGATCCATGCGCCAGTTGGATTCGGTGGATCTCTCCATCGCCGGCGTTGTCGTTGGCTCCATCACCATTATGCGAATCCCCCACGACGCGAAAGCGCGCGTTGCTTTCTCGTTCGATCAAACCGTCCGCATCACACACCGAACCGAGGAAACACCATGCGCAAAGATCTAGACCTCCAAGACCTTGAGGCCGCGCGCGTCGAATCAATGCAATGCGTCCGCGACTCGCCAGAGATTGCCGGCATGATCGAGGCACAGAACTTCCGTAAGAAGATGGCGCATCGCATGGCGCACATTGACGCGATGCGGATCGAACTGCGGGACATGTTCGCGCTCCATGCAACGCTCGCCTACGATCCCGCCAAGCCCTATGATGGCATGTCCAGAACCAACGATCGACAGCAACTCCAGCGTCGAATCTGGCAAGCCGAGATCGATCTTCAGCACGAAGTCAAATAGTCTTTTCCCAAGTTGCGAAGCCGCGCGCCGCCAATGGTGCGCGGCTTTGTTTTTTGTCGGCTCTTTAAAAAGAAAGATTGTGCCGATGGAACCGCCATGAACTCGAATGCCAAAGGTAAGCGCATGGAACGCGAGGCCGCGAAATGCCTTCATTCCGCGCTCGGCGTATCCGCTCGACGCGCTCAGCAATACGCTGGCGTGAACGGCGATGCCGATCTATGCACCGACCTTGAAGGGATCCACTTTGAAGTCAAGGCGCGCAAAGTGATCGGCGCGCTACGGTTCTACGAACAAGCGGAAAACGATGCGCACAAGACGGCATCGATTCCCGTTGTCATGCTCCGCGAGGATGGTGATACCGAGTGGTATCTTCTCCTCCGCTTGAGCGATGTTCGCACCGTAGCCGGCAAGATCGCCGTGATCGGGGAACGGCCTTGACGATCGAAATGCTTGGCGTTGCTGTCGGCATCATCGCGACCATCATCACGACGACCGTCGTCGTCGTGTCTAAACTCACCGTACTTGAAGTCGCAATAGCGCGGCTCCAAGTGACGATCGCGCAGTACGAACACCGCATCTCCGCGCTTGAAAAATGGCGAGATGTCTAAGGAGAACAAATATGTGGCTTAGAACGCTCCCGTTGACTACCGCTTACACGCAACTCTTCCCCGATGTCGTGCCGATGATTCGGTCAATTCAGATTCAGAACACAAGCACCAACAACATCTTGATGCGGCAAATCAGCAACACGAGTAACACCGTGACGATTCCCGCCGCTCAAACCTACAACTATCCGCGCGCGATCGCCAACGACCTACAAGCGGCAACCGATGCGGGAACCGCCAGTCCTTGGACTTACGCCGGCGCACCGGAGGGACGCGAGTAATGAAATCTTGGAAGACCACAACCGCCGGCGTTCTCGCCATCGTCGCGGCAATCGCAACCGCGCTTGCCGCATCCTTTGACTCCGATCCTTTGACCGTTGCCAATTGGGACATTGTGATAGCCGCAACGCTCGCCGGCATCGGCTTGATCTTCGCGCGCGACAACAACGTGACAAGCGAGACGGCTGGCGCAAAGTGAATGAAGAAGCATGGCGCGCTTGGGCTGAAGCCGGCGCGCTTCACTCCTCCATCTTGGCTCGATGCACAAGCCAGACGGAGCGGCTCCGCATGCTCGCCAGCGCGCCACTTTTCTCTCTCTGGACAGAATGCAAGCGTGAACTCGAAGCCAGCGCGGACGAAATCGAGCGGCTCCGCGCGATCATCAAGACGCTCGAAGACAGCGGGAGAAATGCTTGATCGGATCATCGGACAACTTGCGCTCGCGCTCTTCCGCTTCATTGAAGGGCGCATCGACAAAGGATCGACCGCTATCGATGCGGATATCGATATGGATGGCATGCGCCGTAGTGGTGCTAGGGTTCGTAAGTGGATGCGGGAACAGGACGATCTTCGTTCCCGAGTCAAGTCCGATGCGAATCGCTGAAGCCGGTGGAGTCCGCATGCATGTCTTCCACCGAATCGACGGCGTATGGACTCGATCGACCAACGAAATCGTAGTGCCTGAAGGCTGGTATTTGCTTCCGCCTTCGTTTGTCAGTCCCGAGGTTGAACCATGATCACGCGCATACCGGATCCAATCGTTGCACCGATGAACATGCGCCGGCGCGCGATCATGTCCAGCGACATGAACACGGCGGACGATTGGACGCTTTACGCAAACGGAACGGGCGCAACTGGCTTGTTCTCAACGATAAGCGTCAACACCGATGGCAATCGCGTCGGCGTTCTTGATTGCCAGACTGGCACGACAGCCGCCGGATGGAGCGGAGCGGCCAATGCCGAGCGTACTTCCGTTGTCTTTGGTTCGCGCTTCCATCGGTATGTATGGATCGGAAAAATTCCCGTACTCGGCACGGCCGCGCAATCCTTCAACGCAATTGTCGGTTTCCATGATCGCGCCAACTCGCTTCTTCCAAACGATGGCGTGTACTTCAACTACCACTATGCGACCAATGGCGGACGCTGGCAATCGATCGTATACGCCGCCGGAGTGACAACGGGCGCAATTGATACCGGCATCACGGTCGATACTGGCTGGCACTCGATGGAGATCACGGTGGACATCGACGATGTCGCGCGCTTCTTCATTGACGGCGTATTGGTTAACTCGCAAGGGGTTGGACTTGGAGCAACGGCCGCAGATGCTCGCATCACAAAGTTGATCGGCATCACATCTTCGAGCATGTACATCGATGCGATGTCGCTTGAAATCGATGTGAACCGCTGATAGGCTCCGCGAAGGAGACAATATGAAACTTGACATCGGAGCCGCCGACACGCTCGAACTCGGATGGACTTCATGGGACGCGCGCGACGGAAAGTACGCCGAGGATATTACGCTCGGAGATTCAACCGTCGAAGAGATTCGCGCGGTTCATGTCCTTGAACACATCGGCTATGAACACACGCAAGCAACCTTGATCGAATGGCATCGCGTCCTTCAAGATCAAGGCCGTCTCTTTGTTTCCGTTCCCGACTTCGAGTTGATCATCGGCAACATGACCAGCGCGCAAGCCGATCCGCGATGCGAGCGATACATCATGGGCGGACATATTGACCAGCACGACTTTCACAAGGCACTCTTCTGGTTCGACAAACTTTCCAAGATCCTTGAGGCTTGCGGATTCGTCGATGTCAAGCAAGTCAACGCCGAGGGCGCGAACACTTCAAACCATTGGTGTTCTCTCAATGTCGAAGCGTGGAGGCGCGACGATCGATGAAAGCCGAACTCGTTCCAATCGATTCGATCTCACTCGATCCGGCAAACCTTCGCCGGCATCCAACGCGCAATCTTGCGGCGATCGTCGAAAGCCTTAAGCGATTCGGCCAGCAACGGCCGATCCTTGTTGATGCGGCCGGCATTGTCCGCGCTGGCAATGGAACGCTTATGGCGGCAAAGCAACTTGGATACAAGGAGATTCAGATCATCCGAAGCGGCCTCAAAGGCTCCGAGGCTACGGCCTACGCCATTGCGGACAATCGGACGGCCGAGTTGGCGGAGTGGGAAACGGATGCTCTAGCGCAGACGCTGTCGGCCTTGCAAATGGAAGACGAGGAACTCTTTGAGGCAACCGGATTCGATGCCAAGGAACTCGATGCGATGGTCTTGCGCGAGATCAACGAAGACGATGTGCCGGAACCGCCAGCCGATCCGATCACGAAGCGCGGCGATGTGTGGTTGCTCGGATCGCATCGCGTGATGTGCGGTGACTCGACGAGCGCGGACGATGTTGCGCGGTTGATGCGCGGCGAGAGGGCGCAACTAGTTCACGCCGACCCGCCGTACGGAATGGGCAAAGAAAAAGACGGCGTACAAAACGACAACCTATACGACGACAAACTCGACGCGTTTCAGATGGCTTGGTGGCGAGCGTTTCGACCCCACATCGAAGACAACGCGAGCGCGTACATATGGGGAAACGCTGAAGGGTTGTGGCGGTTGTGGTTCATTGGTGGGTTGAGTGCGAGCGAGCGCATGACAATGCGAAACCAAATCATCTGGAACAAGCCGCCATCAGGTCTTGGAGACGGTCAGAACAATTCAATCATGCGATCTTTTGGGGTCAAGTATGAATCTTGCATTTTCCTAATGCTCGGCGAGCAAGGCTTCAACAACAACGCCGACAACTATTGGGAGGGATGGGAACCGATCCGCGCTTACCTTGAAACCGAAATGAACAAGTGCGGCGGCGCGAAGAATTGGAAGACTGCGCTTGGCAATCAAATGGGTGGACATTACTTCACCAAATCGCAATGGTGTTTTCCAACTGAAGAGGCGTACAAAAAATTGCAAGCGTTTGCAAATGGCAACGCATTCAAGCGGGAACACGACGAACTCAAGCGCGAGTATGACGAACTCAAGCGCGAGTTCTACGCAACCCGCGCACACTTTGACAACACGCATGATTTGATGACCGATGTTTGGGAGTTCCCCCGCGTCACGGGCGAAGAAAAGCACGGACACGCAACGCCAAAACCTGTAGCGATGATGGCTCGTTGTATCAAGTCAAGCGCACATGAACGCGGCGTGGTCGTGGAACCGTTCCTCGGCTCAGGCTCAACGCTTATCGCCGCCGAGCAACTTGGCCGCAAGTGCTACGGCATGGAGATCTCGCCAGCATATTGCGATGTCATCGTGAAGCGTTGGGAAACACTCACCGGCAAGAAGGCGCGCCTTGGGTAGACCCAAAGGATCCGTGAAGACGCTCGACCTCAAGCAAATTGAAGGCATGGCGGCTATTGGTTGCACACAAGACGAGATCGGAATCATCCTCGGCTTCAACGCGCGCATGTTTCACGGGAAGCGCGCCGATGTTCGAGCGGCGTACCAAGCCGGCGCGGCCAAGATGCGCGCATCGCTTCGCCGGCTCCAATGGAGCAAGGCCAAGGACGGAAATGTGACCATGATGATCTGGCTCGGAAAGCAAATCCTCGGCCAGAAAGATCGCGTCGAAGAGACGATCCGCGAAGAGGTCGTGGAGATCGAGCGCATCGACAAGCGTCGAGCGATCGGCAACGATTGAAGATCCGAATCTCGCGCATCGAGGACGCGCTTCACGCCTCACAATTGCGCGTCTATCAATCGCTCGCGCGCTTCAGCGTCCTTGAGATCGGCCGGCGTTGGGGAAAGACAACCTTCGGCCAGCAAGTCGCGATGGATCGAGCCATCGAAGGCAAGAGCGTTGCTTGGTTCGCGCCGACCTATCGCTTCCTTTCCGAGTCCTTGCGCGAGTTCGAGCGCGCTCTTCATCCGATCATTCGATCCGTTGACCGCGCCGAGAAGCGGATGGAATTGAAGACGCGCGGCGTTGTGGACTTCTGGAGTTGCGACGATGAAGACGCTGGCCGAGGCCGCTCATACGATCTCGTTGTCATTGATGAAGCCGGCTTTGTTCCGAAACTCCTTTCCTCTTGGCAAGCCGCGATCTATCCAACGCTGACCGATCGGCGCGGCTCGGCGATCTTCCTCGGCACTCCCAAAGGATGCGGCGATTTCCATCGGCTCTACCTCCAAGCCGAAGGCGACACAAGCGGAGACTGGCGCGCGTTTCGCATCGGCTCGATGGAGAACCCGTTGATTGATCCGGCCGAGATCGAGATGGCGCGCAAGATGTTGCCAGCCGCAATCTTCGCTCAAGAGATGGAAGGGATCCCGGCCGAGGATGGCGGCAATCCATTCGGCATCGATGCCATCCGTGAATGCATCGGCGCGCTATCGACGGCCGAGCCGGCATGGTGGGGCGTAGATCTCGCCAAGTCGCATGATTGGACGGTGGCCGTCGCGCTCGATGCCGATGGTTGCGTGTGTCGCCTTGAGCGATGGCAAACGCCTTGGCATGTGACGCGCGAGCGGCTCGCGAAATTGATCGGGCAAACGCCAGCGCAAATCGATTCAACGGGCGTTGGCGATCCGATTTGCGAGGATCTCCGCAAGGTTTGCCATCGAACCGAAGGCTTTAAGTTCACAAGCCAGAGCAAGCAGCAATTGATGGAAGGACTTCAAATTGCCATCCAAACACGGGAGATCCGTTTCCCCGAAGGATGGTTGCGTACTGAACTAGAATCGTTTGGCTTCCGATATTCAGGAAGAGGAGCCGTTCAGTATGAAGCAACGGCCGGACACGACGACGGAGTGTGCGCGCTCGCTCTTGCACAGCATGCAAGGCGCGCGCATCGTCCGCTACGCTTGAGCATTCTATGAATCTACTCCAACGCCTCAAGGCCGTCTTCGACTCCTCCAAAGTGCAAGCCGCATCGGGTCGCTCCATGATCGTCGGAGGCGATGCCATGCGCGCGCCTTTCGACCTTCGCGCTGGCGTGAAAGCGTACAACTCTTGGATCTATGCGGCCGCGAACCTGAACGCCGTCGCTGTCGCAAGCACTCCGCTTCGGCTCTACATTCGCAAGCGATCCAACCGAACCAAACTTTGGCAGACCAAGGAAGTCTCGCGTGCGACCAAGGCTTACCTATCGGGGCGCGCGCGGCAAACGCCTTCGCATTGCGTCATGCGCAAGAGCGCGAGCATTGGAGACAACTATGAAGAGGTCGTGGACTCGCATCCGCTCCTTGAGTTGTTGGCGAATGTGAACCCGTACCAAAACGGATTCGATGCGTCGGTGCTTCGGACGCTCTTCGGCGAGTTGACTGGCAACGCCTTCATTCATCCCGTCATGGACAAGCGGCTCGGCATTCCCGTTGAACTCTGGACACTCCCGAGCCAGTATGTCGAGATCATCCCCGGCAAGAAATCGTTCATCGACGGCTACATGTATGGCGTGGATCGACAGAACCGCAAGCGTTTTGAAGTCGATGAAGTGATTCACTTCAAGCGGCCGAATCCTGACGACATGTATTGGGGAAAGGGCAAGGTAGAGGCCGCGTTCTTTGCCGAGCAAATGAACCAAGCGGTTCACATGATGGACTTGAAGTTCTTCCAGAACAACGCTCGCCCCGATTCGTTGGTGTCCATCAAGGGAGGCGCAAGCGAAGCCGATATCCGCGCCTTCGAGGCCGCGCTTCAAGCGAAACTTGAAGGCTCGCGCAACGCCGGCCGCTTCATCGTTGCGACGGCAGAGATCGACATCAAGCCGCTTTCTTTTCCGCCAAAGGATCTTGGCGGACGAGACGAGATCATCGAGGAGATTGCGGCCGTGTTCGGCGTTCCCGTCTCGATGCTGAAGGCAAATGATCCAAACCTCGCGAGCGCAAAGACTGGCTTCTCTTCATGGCGCGAGACAACCATCCTTCCTCTTCTCCGCATGGATGAAGAGCAATTGAACCAATCGCTTGTGCCGATGTTCGATCTCCAAGGCGATGCGGTATTGGCTTACGACAATCCCGTCATTGAAGACGAAGTGATCGAACTTCAATCGAGGCAAGCGGCCGTTGCTGGCGGTTGGATGACCGCAAACGAAGCGCGCATCGAAGAGGGTCGCGAGCCGATGGACGATCCAGCCGCCGATCAACTCATGTACGGAGGCCGACCACTTGGATTCGTTGCTCCTCCTCCTCTTCCTCCGATGTCTTCGATGGCTCCAATGGCTCCGATGCCGATCGATCAAGTCGATGAAGTCGATGAAGTCGAGCCAGTCGCGCCGATGATTGAAACTCCAACGAAGTCCGCGCGCGCGAAGGACTGCGGCACGGGAGCCGGCGGCTTTCAGTCTGGCAACACTTGCGGAGGAGGAGAAGGCGGAGGAGGAGGAGGAGATAGCGGAAGCGGAGGAGGATCATCGCCATCGGCCGTTCCAGCATCAAAGCCAGCCGCATCGGCTCCAAAAATCCCGCGCACAATCGGACGCTTGCGCGATCGAATTGAAGGAACGCCAGCCGAAACAACGCGCGAAGTTGCGAAGATCGATCGCAAAGTCTCCGCCATTCGCGCCGGCGCGGCAAAGATCCGCGCACAACAAGCCGCATTTGAGCGCAACGAAGCCGACCCAAAGACGCAAGCCGCTCGAACCGCTCGCATCTCTGCGGCGATGGACTCGATCTTCGGCAAGGACAAGCCGCCGGCGGCAAAGCCAGCGCAAGCCGCAGTTGCAGCGACTGCAAAGGTTGACGCTGGATCGAAGCGCATTGCCAAACTTCAAGCCGCGCTCGACAAGAACAACGCGAAGATTGCTCAAATGCGAATCGACTTCAAGGCCAAGTTTGGCAAGGATTTACCATGACCGAAGAAGAAATGATCGCGCAAATTGACGCGCTCACGAAGGAAATGGAAGCACACTCCGACGAAATCTCTTCCGAAGGGAAGACGATCGAGGAACTGCAAGCCGCCATTGACGAGATCGACGCGGCGATGACATCGGGCAAGGCCGCGCGCGCGATGAAATGTTGCGGAGAGTGCGGAACTTGGCACGAAAAAATCGAATCGGCCTCGGCAATGTGGGCAAAGTCCTTTTCGAAGTCCGTGTCTTCGGAGTTTCTTGCCATCACCGAGGACGAAGCCGCCATCGCCTCGGCCGTTGACAAGGTTCTCCGCAAGCAAATCGCCGAAGTCCTCAAGGAAGTCGAAGCCGCGACCGTCGCTACGCCTGAACTGGCGGCGAAAGTTGCGCAAATGCTTCGCGGAAATCGATGGCAAAAGGAAATCGCCAGCGCGATGAAGCCATATATCGCGACCGCGCTCAAGCAAGGCATTGATGTCGGCATGAAGACCATCAAAGAGATGGCGACAGCGGCTCCCAACTTTACGCCGGCAACGCCAGAACTCGACGCATACACCGCAAGCGAATCCGTCCGGCTGTCGCGAGGCGCGGCCGATGGCGTGAACCAGTACACAAGCGTTCGCGTCTCGGAAATCATCGGCAACGGAGTCGCGGAAGGCAAGACCATCCCCGAGATCGCTGCAACCGTTCAGGATTGGGCGGGAGAGGCCGGCGATACGGAGCGAGGCA